GAGTTAAGCTCTCAGGGCGGTAGAAGTAATGAAGTTCAGAAGCAAAACTGCTGTTAGGTGTAGGACCTAAGATAAAGTTATCTAGATCGTACATCGCATAGTATCTAGGGGCCCCAGTTGTAGCAGGATTAGGGGTGTACGTTTGCACAAACTCTGGATCCTTGAAGTCTACAAAGGTTGTATCGCCGCTACTGTCCGTAAACGATAAGGAGAACGGGGCTAAGAAGTCACTAGGAACCGACAAGAACTTGTTTGACGCAGACATCGCACCAGCCACGTTCTTGCGAAACAAACTAAGCTGGATGTTCTTTAGAATCCGTTCCTCGGTAAGTCTTATGAACAAGGGAAGGTTCGAGACAAAAGATGTCTCGTTGTTTTCCGTGTAATTTTGAATTGCAGTCTTTAACTGCGTGTATGTAAAACTCATGTCATCACACTATTGTTATGTTTCCAACCATACCACTATGGTTTGTGCATTGATACACTAAAGATGTATCGCTTGGTTCGTGCGGTACGATGAACTGTGTTAACCCTGTAGTAGAGCTATAGTTCTCAGTGACCCCTGTTGTAAAAGCAGACCCTCCTGATGAGACTCTTATTTGTAAAGGATGACTACTTACATTTGCTGTATTATCAATCAAATAAGTATGTCCTTTATAAAAAGTAAAGTTTGGGTTGTTTCCAGATGTAGCTCCGGGGCCAGTAAATGTAAATGCGGACGATCCGTTTACACCCGCAGTATATTTAGTCACAGGTCCAGTTGTCTCATCATTTAATCTAACCCATGCGGCAGCGTGTGCGAAGTACAACCCTCCCGTCGCGTGAACGTGCGCTACTGCGCCATGATATGTTCCCGCACTAGGTAAATCGCTAAGATTTGCATAATAAAACACAATTCTGTTTGCACCAGAACTTACATCTATAATCCCATCAGAATTTATTATGTCCGTTAGTGTCGTGCCGTTTCCTAAAGCTGCATATACTTCATCAAAATTATCATTAATTTTATCTGCACCTGCACGAAGAGTATCTCCGGCTCCATCGTTAGCCGACGATCCTATGCCTACTGCTTGCTTTGCCATGTCTTATCCCTCGTCAAATGTTTTTGTGGTGGAATCTAATTTTACAGATGTACTATCAAATCTTGAAGCTGTTGAGCTACCAGAAATAATTGTAACAGAATCAACAAATGCTGGCGCAGACAGTCCTGCCATATACGCTATGTTCTCCGCATCTGGGTTCGCAACAGTGATTACTGTTACTGTGCTTATTTCGCCAACAGATTCTAAATTACTAGGGGGGGTTAAACCAAGAATGCTGTTAAACCCAACAGGATTAAACCCGTACTGTATGTTCCGTTGCTCAGGCAAATTCTGTTCTGGGCGTGGATTTCTAAGGGCCTGTGGATCAGGAGTGGCCCTAAGAGGATCAAGTTGAGGTTCTTTGCGTTCCCACTCGTCTTTACCGACTAAAAGGCCGTTCCACTCTTTTCTCATGTCTCTTAGGCGATAACGGAACCCTGAACGATCAGATATGCCGTATGCAAATTTGCCTGTGGCATATTTAGACATATCGGTAATTCCTTAAATCTGGAGCAACGCGGAAGGACGCACGATCTCTATCTTCGTCCATTGCACGATTTAACTCCTCTTCATACACTGTTTTAAGCATTTGAACACGGTCTGGAGCGCGTTTTAAGGCGATATAATAGGCCAAACCAGCCGCTAAAGCAGGGTAAAAACGGAAGGGAACTTGCGTAGTATTGGTGTAAATATCGGCATCATCTATGCGTATTAAGGCGTCAAAAAGGACCACATCGGTACTATTATCGGGCAAAGGCCACAATTTAAGCACTGGATTTATCTGCCTATCAACAAAAAACTGCGTAGGGCGTCCTGTAGTGGTTTTTGTTGGAATACTGAGGTATTCGTCACGACTAATGCGACTTAAAGAGAAATCAGTGCCACTTCGACGTACAACAAGGGATAATATGTCGATTACGTCAGCCCCTAGAGGCTCATCACCATCTCCAGAGGTTACAGTGAAGTTTTTTTGCGCAATAGTCCATTGATTAAGGCCACGATTGGCCCAATCAGCAAATAAAAGGTTCAAAGAGCGCTTTGCGGTCTTTAAATCGTACCCTGTTCGCACTTCTAAGCCGCAACGCTCAAAAGCCTCTTCAATGTAGTCTGCTACATCTAATTCAAAGTCCTTGGAGCCTGATACGGTCATGTCATTCCTCGTTATAAAGGTTATCGAAAACCTTGTTAACATCTAATGTGTAGTCTAAATCAGATTTAGAATAATGTATATGCTGAGATGGTTTAAAGTCAGGAGCGCCTTCTCCCGTCTGGAACCACGCAGGGTGCGTTACGCGCACACGGTTGTTAGGTAACGCAACAATATTACCCGTCCACTCACCAGCATCTAATAGCTGGAGTACATGGTTTTGTTTATGCTGTGCTGGATCGTCAGCGACCTCGCTATCTGTGTAATCAACGGTAAATAGATACTTTGCAGGGTGCATTTCACCGTTAATTTTCGCCATCCACGGGCAAGGAGTGGTTCTATCCATAACATAGACAGAATTAGTATGAGAGGCGCAATCCCAAGGCTGTGCGTCATATGTTTTCATAGGTTCAGGCCATTCTTCTAAGGGAATGTCACCTACAAGTGCAGTTATTGGCATTCTAGCCCACATTGCACCACCATGCACTGTGTCTTCATCTTCGCCTTCGGCCTCATTTCCAGTAAATATAACCTGAAAACTCAAGCATCTGTTTGGTATTGTTGTTACACCAATGACCATAGCGTGCAGGAATTCGCCGTGATAATCCTCATGATTATGAGTGTATTCACGACGAACCCATGCCTTAAAATAAGGTATATTGCTGTGCAAATAAGCCATATTTTATTTTTTAACTATCTTATAGCCAGCAGGAAGAGATGCTCTTGCTGAAGCAAGTGACTTCTTACCGCCAGCGGCTCCACCTTTTGTCATACGCATAACTTTTTTGCCACCAGTGGCTCCACCTTTGGACATACGGCGAACTGTTTTACCGCCTGCTGATCCACCTTTGGACATTTTCTTAACTTTGCCACCGCTTCGGTAGCCTTTTTTCTTCATAGCCATGATAAACTCCTTATGATTGGCTTACAGCGCCTGTTGTGCGCTTTCTTCGGTTGGACATTATTTTACCGCAACCCCTTGCAACAGCAGTGCCGGGTACGTTTTTGCCATTAAACTTACGTTTAGAATTAGTTTCTACAGCACCACCATTTTCCATGTTGCGAACTTTTGCGTTTTTAGTATTTGAAACCACAGTTTTTCCCTTTGCTCCTGCACGTTTCTTCTTTGCAGCAGTTGCGCGTCGCTCTTCTTTAGAAAGAGACATAGCTTTGCTTTTAGGTAAACATCGGTCAGGGTTTTTCTTGTCTTTAGAAGTGCCGCAAGGTCCCTTAATAGACCCGTCAGAGCCTATTCGAACCCAGTTCTGTTCGCGCCATTTCTTTAGCTCGCCCATTTAACTTTTCTTTCTAGGAGAACGCAGCATTGTTTTTAGGGTTTTTGCTTGTCCAGCATGAAGCTTTGAAGCTTTTTTCAACCCCTTCACAACCTTCTTAACTTTTGTATTGTTACGTTTACTTAACATTAGCCTCCCTTTCTTTTACTTTTCTTAGCATAATTTGGGTCTTTACAATATTTAGACGCCGCCATGTTTGCATACGCAGAAGGGTATGTATCAAAAGTTCTCTTGGCCCACGCTTTTCCAGAAGGACATATTTTACTGCCCTTAGACTTTTTTGAAGCTTCTCCACCGTTTCTAAAATAACTCAAGCCTCTGGGCATAGCGACTTTTTTGCGAGGAGAAGTAGTGATTTGTTTGTTCATTTGACCACGGCTTATTGTCATATTAACACTTCCATCTTTTACGAGCTTGGCGCAAACGACTGTTAGGATCTTTTGCAGCCTCTGGAAACTTTTTCATCTGGCCCAAAGAACGGGCGCAATAAGACTTGCGGCGCTTGGCATCTTTACTTCCTGCCTTAACCTTACCAGTAACCGCAGTCTTCAGTTTAGATCCGGGGTTCTTTTTTCGGTGAGCCTCAACGCCCTTCTTAGTCATTCCCGCCCCAGATTTAGTGGGGCGGTAATTAGTTTTATTCCGTTTGATCGGCGTATTGCCTTTTTTAGAATCAGCCATACTCTTTCCGCATAGACATAATTATGGTGTAAGTATCTGCGCTAGTGTGGCCTACAGTCGTGAAAAGGACATCACCAGTTTTGCCGCTTCCAGAATTGTTTGAAAGACCACCAAAATTAGTGTAATCTTGATTACCACTTTGGTTTTCACCTAACTCAATACAGAAAACATTAGTTGAAGCGTCAAAAAGTATTTGAACCTTCATGCCAATGCACTGCCACCATATTTTTTCTATGACAACACCTGTACAAACTTTACCGCGAGAGTTTGTAGCCAAACCACTAACATCAACCTTAACAACCGCAGCTTCACCAGAACCATCGGAAATATTAGTAAATTTTTGAACTACTTTTTTGTCACCATCTATAAGCGTCTGTGTCGCTACCGCATCAGCCATATTAATCTCCTATATGTAGCGGTGGGGCGTTAACCCCACCAGATTAAACATTAGCCGTTGTCATGGTCTACGGCCATGCCAGTGATGCGAATCCATACTTTACCAGCCGTGTACGCTGCGTCAGTGGCAGCGCCAGTGGTGAGATATAAAAACTTCTTAGTCATAGCAGCAAGAGTAGCCCCAGCATCTGCTGTGGCGTAAAAACCTAAAGATAGGTCACCGTTATTCAAGAGGTTTGTACCACTTGTTAATGCTGCGTCTTGTGCTGTAGTTCCTGTAGCTGAACAATCTAAGTTAATGTCTGGATCGCCGCCAGTTGGAACCTCGACACAGCCCATTTCGATGAGCATTGGAATTCCGTTTACTTCTTTAGTAATTGATCCAATGTGTGCTGAAGCTGCGCCAGCCGTACCAATCGCGTCACCAGCAGCACCGCCGCTTTTATAGCCAGCTTGAAGGTCGATAATCCATGTGGATACGATTGTTCCGTCAACCTTACTCACAAAGTGGTTTGTACCAGATTTTGGCACACCCGCACCAATTGCATTTGGCACAATGCCAAAGATAGTTGCACCCGTATCTAAGCTGGCGTTATTTGCGCCTGCGGCTGTGCCTGAGCTTGTGTCAACGACATTGTTGCCTGTGGTGGCAATCGTCTGTAACGCAAATTGCGAAGGTGTAATTTCACCAGTAGTTCCGTTTTTGGTGACTTGTTGAAAGCCGTTTTCAGACCGTACTGGACCGCTAAATGTAGAATTACCCATGAGAATCTCCTGTCAGGGTTAAGTCAGCCGCCCAATGCGACTGTCAGGGATGCCCAAACAGTACAATAGATTTTTACAAAAAGAAAGAGGGCAGTTAAACCGCCCTCTTTCAAACAAGAACATTTGTTCGTGTTATGCGCCGGGTGAACCGAATACAGCGCGTGGGTCACTAAAGCCGAAGCTATAGCGTTCACGAGCTTTAAAACGCATGTTGCCTGTGTCGAAATCAGCTTCCATGTTTGTGCGCATAGGTGAGCGCTCAAAATGTTTGAAGCCGTTAGGAGCATCAGTTTTAAGGAAGAACGCATCGGGATCAGTCAAGAAGTGGTTGACTGTATATCCTTCTGGGAGCATTCCCATGTTCTTTATCGCGTTTAGATCATTGTCTGAAGTGCCAACACGCAATGTTGATTCCAACAAACGATCCGCAATAAATTGCAGTTGTGGTGGAATAATCATCTTAGTGCCACGAAGAGCAATGATCATGTTACGCTCATCCACAAAGGTTGAGATGTCAATAAGAGCATTTTCCAACGAAGTTTCGTTGAGGTCTGCTGCTGTTGACGGCTCATTGCGGAAAGTACCACCACCCGCAAGTGGGTGAAGAGTAGAGCAAAGTTCTACGCCATCGCCACCAGTAAAGCTAGAGTTGAACGCATTGTTCAATACTGCGGCAGCTTTTACTTGCTTTGTGTGGGCCATAGAACGGGCCAGTGCTTTAGTGTAACGCGCTCCAAGACGATCATAGAGATTGTCTTCGATTGCTTCTTCAGTAAGTGCGAATGCAAGCGCTACAGTCTCGTGTGAGTAACGAGCAGTGTAGGCTTCATTTGCGTTATCAAAGGCAACGCCAGAACCCTCGGATTTTGTGGGAGCATTCCCAAATCCGACGAGCATAACTTCTTCTTC